ACAGGATTAGATCAACTAATTCACCTTCTAACATATGTAATTATAGTGTGGGTAGTAACATGAGAAGTATAATTAAATGTCCTTATTACTATTTTGAATCTGCTTTAACAGATGAATTTTGTGATTTAATAATATCTCAAGGAAAAGAAAATATACAACAAGATGCTGTTTTAAATTCTGATGGAGAACAAGATAAGTCTTATAGACGCGGAAAGGTTGCATGGATAGAGGATGGTTGGATATCAAAAGTATTAAATGCTTATGTTGACACAGCTAATGAAGCGGCTAACTGGAATTTTGTATTAGACGATAAAGAAAGAGTACAATTTGCAACCTATAAAAAGGGAGACTTTTATGACTATCATAGAGATTGTGATATAATACAACCTTTATATAGAAAGCTAAGTGTAACAGTACAACTATCAGATCCAGAAACTTATAGAGGAGGAGATCTTTTTATAAGACATATTTGGGGAGAAACAAATTTACCTATTGATGAACAATTAAAAAGTAGAGGAACTATAATTGTATTTCCTTCCCTGTTATTACATTCGGTAACACGGCTTATAGGGGGAACTAGATATTCATTAGTTCAATGGTACAGTGGTCCTGATTTTGTATGAAAGCAGTAATAAGTGATAGGATTTATTTAACAGTTACACCCGATCAACAAAGAAAGATTGATAGTGAACTTACTTATGCAATTCCTTCTTATAGGTTTGATGATCCACCTATAATGATTAAAAATATGGCATTAATAAGAGATGGGTTAATAGCAATTCCCTCTGGAAGAACGGACTTAATACCAATCGACCACGAGATAGTAGATAAACGAAGTATAAAATCTATAAAATTTCCACCATTTAAGTTAGTTTTACGACCAAGTCAACAAGCTGTATTTAATGAAGTAAAGGACAGTAGTATAATTAACGCTTGGGTCAGTTGGGGAAAAACATTTACGGCTTTAGCAATAGCTGGAAAACTGGGACAGAAAACATTGGTTGTAGTACATACTTTAGCATTAAGAAAGCAGTGGGAAAATGAAGTTAAAAAGGTATTTGGGTTTACACCAGACATTATTGGTAGTGGAAAGTTCGGTATAGAAACTCCTCTAGTAGTAGGTAATGTACAGACATTGTACCGAAGAATTAAGAATATAAGACAAGAATTTGGTTTAATAATATTAGATGAGATGCATCATGTTAGTAGTATGACTTTTTCAAGAATTATAGATAAAAGTTGTGCTAGATATAAGATAGGGCTTACCGGAACCCTATTAAGAAAAGATGGTAAACACGTGGTTTTTAGAGATTATTTTGGGCATAATGTCTTGAACCCACCAAAGGAAAACTTTATGGTACCAAAAATTGATATCCTAAAACTTCCGATACGATTCATGGATGGGTCCTCAATACCTTGGGCTAATAGAGTAAATGAATTAGCCTATAACCCAGAGTACCAAAACTCTATCGCTTTAACTGCAAGTGCATATGCTGCACGAGGACACAAAGTGTTAGTAGTATCTGATAGAGTAGACTTCTTAAGAAACTGTGCCAGACTTACTGGTGATGATGCAGTTTGTGTGACGGGTTCAGTACCACACGAAGAAAGACCAGAAATAATCAACCAGATATTTAAAGATAAAAACGTGTTATATGGGACACAAAGTATTTTCTCAGAAGGTATCTCTTTAGACATACTTAGTTGCTTAGTTCTTGGAACACCAGTAAATAACGAGCCACTACTTACACAGTTAATCGGAAGAATTATTCGTAATTATGAAGGAAAAAAACAACCAACAGTAGTGGATATTCATTTAGTAGGGAATACTGCAAGACGACAGGCTAATGCACGACTTGGACATTACATTAAAGAAGGCTACGAGGTATCCACCCTATAATAACCTTCAAAAAATATTACTTGACAGGGATATAAAATTTTGATATAATAGAATGATAAAATATAATTGGGCAAAAATTTTGAAAGTAACAGAAGGCGATTCGAATTCAATAGTTTTAATCGTTCATATGCTTACTTATCCAAAAGTTCCAACCAGTTATAGAGATCCCACCTATCAGTATTATGGTCAAAGCTTTGAAGGATTTAGTTTTTTAATAAATCCTGAGAGGCTACTGACAGAGAGATCAAAATATACTAATAGAGAAGTTGCTGAATATGTAGCAGTAGCTTCATACCGTAATTATTTAGAATATAATAAAACGGGGGACACAAGACTACATCTAATAGATTTTCCTCTATTTGAGGATATCATTAACAACAACAGACTACTTCACATGAAGAACGGAACAATCCGTTTTAAGTTTGAAGAAGCCCTTAACAACGAGAAAACAAATGGCTATTAAATTTAACCAAGCACAAGGAAGTGCAATAAAATCCAAAATAGATCAATATACTTACAAAAATGGAGACAACGTTCTCCGTATGGTTGGAGATATATTACCACGATATGTTTATTGGGTCAAAGGAGAAAACGACAAAAATATTCCTATGGAATGTTTGTCTTTCGATAGGGACACAGAAACATTTAACAACAAAGAAAAAGACTACGTTCGTGACTTTTTCCCCGCTTTAAAATGTGGGTGGGCATATGCAATTCAATGTATAGATCCAAGCGACGGTAAAGTTAAAGTACTAAATCTCAAGAAAAAATTAATGGAACAGATCATGGTAGCGGCTGAGGATCTAGGTGATCCTACAGATCCAGAAACCGGCTGGGATGTTTACTTTCAAAGAGTTAAAACTGGACCAATGGTTTTTAATGTTGAGTATAGACTCCAAGCATTAAAAAGTAAACCAGCAGCACTAACAGATGCACAAGAAGAAGCTTGTAAAGGACTTCGTTCAATGGACGATGTCTTACCACGACCTACTCCAGACGCTCAGTTAGAATTGCTACAGAGGATAACCACTCCCGCAGGTAACGAAGCACCAGAAGAAATCAGTAAAGAATTTAGTATTCAATGATTTTATTTACGGCAGACTGGCATTTAAAGCTAGGACAGAAGAATGTTCCCTTGCCGTGGGCATGTGCTAGATTTGATATGTTCTTTGAACAAGTAAGAACACTTGAATTAGCTACTGATATACATATAATAGGTGGAGATCTATTTGATAGAGTTCCTTCAATGGACGAACTTACATTATACTTTGATTTTATTAAAGGTGTAAATATTCCAACATATATTTATGATGGAAACCATGAAGCTACTAGAAAAAATAAAACATTCTTCTCAAACTTAAAAAGAGCAACACAGGATGTAAACGAGTTAGTTACAATAGTAGATGAGACTCGTGAATTCGACTGGGGAACAATTCTACCTTATTGTGATTTACACAAGAAAGGATCAATAGAAAAATGTAACCCAAAGAAACCTCTTTTTACTCATGTAAGGGGNGAGATACAACCACATGTTACCCCTGAGGTTNATCTGGATAGATTTAATAAGTTTCCTGTAGTATATGCNGGCGATTTACATGCCCANANTAATACTCAAAGAAACATTGTTTATCCAGGTAGCCCAATGACTACTACTTTTCACAGAGANGTAGTTAAAACAGGATACCTTATAATACGTCCACTCACTTGGGANTGGNGGGAGTTCGANTTACCNCAACTTTTACGTAAGACTATATCTAGCGATGAAGAAATGATAGCAACAGACTATCATCATACAATATATGAAATCGAAGGTGATGTAGCAGACTTGGCAAAGGTAAAGAACTCAGAACTTCTAGATAAGAAAGTAGTAAAACGAAGTAGTGAAGCTACGCTAAATCTTAAAGACCTCACTATAGAGGAAGAAGTAGTAGAGTATTTAAGTGCTATCCTTAACTTAACNGATAATAAAATACAAAACATAATGGGAGTATTTAGTGATTACTCTAAGAACGCTACGGTGGGATAATTGTTTTAGCTATGGTAAAGATAATACTCTTTACTTAGATGACTGTACTCTCACACAACTTATCGGTACCAACGGTATGGGTAAGTCTAGTGTACCTCTTATACTTGAGGAAGTTTTATTTAATAAAAACTCTAAAAACATCAAGAAGAAAGAGATCCAAAACCGTTTCATTAACAAAGGATATTGGATCAATCTCAAATTTGATGTAGATGAGAATAACTACGAACTAGATGTAACTCGTAAAGCTGGTATTAAGTGTAAGCTATATGAAAATGGAAAAGATATTTCATCTCATACGGCTACTAACACATACAAGACAGTACAAAAACTATTGGGATTAGACTTTAAAACCTTCACCCAACTTGTATATCAGAACACGAA